TTGCCAGTAATGTTGCCTGTAGCCGAAATCAATCCACCTGTTAGGACATTACCACTGGTAGTATTACCAGTAACAGATAAACTGCCTAGTGTACCTACACTTGTGATATTGGTTTGACTGGCTGTGGTCAATGTGCCTATTATGTTAGTACCTGATAAATTGCCAGCTGTGATATTGCCTGTGGCACTTATTAATCCAGTTACATATTCACCTGTGGTGTCATACACAGCCACATTACTGGTTCCACCCACACTAATGGCCACATTGCCACCTGAGCTGACCACACGTACATTACTTGTACCATTTTGTATTGACGTTGCGTCAATGCCTGTTAGCAAACTGCCGTTGCCTAAAAAGTAACCGCCTGCAATATTGGCAGTGGTTGTGATGTTACTAGTTGAATTTAATGCTGAAACTACATTTGAACTTAGACTCAATCCGCCAGCATTGACATTTCCGCCTGTGATATTACCATTGGCACTGATTGCGCCAGTTACATTAACACCTGTGGTAGTAAACACTGCTACGTTTGATGTGCCACCAATAGTAATGTTAGCGTTACCATTTGGAGTTTGGATTTCTACAGATGTGGTGCCGTTTGTGATTTTATCGCCAACAATGTTACCACTTAGCGAAGCATTGCCTGTAACTGTTAGATCACCAGTGACAACAGCATTTCCGCCCACGCTTAATGCACCAGCAGTGTTTAAATTTGCTCCGGCTACATTGCCAGTAGCATTTATAGAACTTGGATTAAATGTACCAACTGACAATGTACCGTCGGCAATAATGTTGCCAGTTGTTGAAATGCCAGTGGTGCCGTCTAGTTGAATCGCCATGATTTATCCTCGTATTTGATATTTAGCATCATGTTGGAGTAAAGATTGTGAGTGTAGAATCATCAGGCACAAAAATATTGCCCGACGCGGATATAGTCAACGGGCTAATCATCACAGCATTTACCACATTTGGCACTAGGGCTAGGGTGTTTATCACTTTGGGTGTTGAAATTGGGCCTTGCACAAACAAGCTGCCTGCACCAATCACAACAGAATTTGCCACAGCAGCCACAGCAACTTGCACATTTCCGTTGGCTGCAACAATTGCTACATTACTTGTTCCATTGACAATTTGACTAGAAGTTGATGTAATTCCTGTGAGTTGGCTACCATTACCAATAAAATAGTTGCCAGTAACATTGCCAGAAACTGACACAAACTGATTGCTGGCAATGACCGTGACTACATTGCTGGAATTTTTATAAAATAAATTTCCATCAGTATAGTTAATAGCCAGTTCGCCGGGAACCAAGTTGCCGGCACCGGGTATCGAATTAGCTACACTTGACCGCTTGAGTTGTACTGTATTTGTCATTGATCATGTTCTATATCAATAGAGTCCGCCATCCACAGTAGACGCGGTGTCTAACACTTGATTTGAACTTTGGAAAATATTGCCACCTGTGATGTTGCCAGTTCCGCTTACAATTCCTGCGCCAAACAATATGTTACCACCAGTAATATTGCCTGTAGTAATGATTATACCACTACCGCCCAAGATGTTGCCACCAGCAATATTAGCTGCTGATGTGATATTTCCTGTTGCACTGATCAATCCGCCTGTGAGTACATTACCGCTTGTGACGTTGCCAGTAATAGAAGCCAACCCTGCTGAAGTAATATTGCCAGCAATCACGTTGCCTGTAACTGATGCTAGGCCCGCGGTGTTAATGTTACCACCAGATACATTAGCTGCTGAGGTAATGTCACCAGTAGCAGAAATCAGCCCACCTGTTAAGATGTTACCACCAGTGACATTACCAGTAGCACTTGCTGTACCACCTGTGGCTAAGTTGCCACCTGTAATTGTGGCTGTAGCAGAAATCAACCCACTTGTTAAAACATTGCCGCCAATGACGTTGCCAACGGCTGTTACCAACCCACCTGTGATTAGATTTGCACCAGTGATGTTACCACCAGCACTTGCAGTTCCACCTGTGGCCAAATTGCCAGCTGTGACTGTAGAAGTAGCACTTATAGCGCCAGCTGTTTCTATCCCAAGATTGGCATATATGTTATCGCCACGAATATTGCCAGCAGCTGATATGTTTCCACTAGTTAAGATATTACCAGTTACAGAAACCAATCCACCAGTTAACAAATTGCCACCAGTGATGTTAGCAGATGAAGTGATTGTTCCTGTAGAACTGATTAATCCACCAGTGGTGATGTTTCCGCCAACTATGTTGCCAGTAGCAGTAGCAGAGCCAGCACTAACATTACCTGCTGAAAGGTTGCCAGTTACGCTTAAAGTTTGACCAGTTGCATTACCAATGTTTGGTGTGACCAAATTGGCGCTGGCTTTGACAATGATATTACCACCACCATCAAACGCTGTGGTATCATTGTCAACTTTAGTACTGAATACTGTGCCAGTAAGACTGATACCTGCTGAGGTGTTGGCTGAATAAACTTGTGTGCTGCTGAATTCAGCAAATGTAATATTTGATGTGCCAAATGTGATGGTGCCTGCTGGCGCATTAACAATAAATGCAGTACCTGCATTGACATTACCACTCTGTGTAAAGAAGTAGTCATTGATACTGAATGATTCTGCACTGTCTGAACCGTATTGATCAGCATCTACAGAACGAGTGATTACAGTGGCATTAGACCAGACATAGATACCGTTTTGCACAGCATTAGCTTGGTCTTTAACCAAGATTCTTGTGTTTGCGGTCTGAACGTTAGCAGTGTCAATCAAGTTGAATGACCCAGTGGTTGTGAGTGTTGCACCAATGCCGTTTGCTGCACCATTGGGTTGTGCGTAGGTAATTGTACCGCCTGTGGCAGTAGCCAGGTCGGTGTTTGTAGCGGCAAATACTGGCTGATGGAAAGCAAAACCAGTAGTTACTGCATTGTCAACATAGTACTTGGTAGCAGCATCTTGATTTTGTAACGGTTCAGCTAAGTTATTGATAATAGTGTTAGCAAGAACAATATTACCAGTTCCATTTGGAAATATGTTAATGTTGCCATTGCCAACAGATTCAAAAGTCAACGCAGCAGTTCTACCAATAACGTTTGAAGTGTAAACTGCTGTGCCAACATTCACATTGGAACCATCAATGTTGCCGCTGGCTGACACATAAGTTGCCAATGTACTACCGCTAGTAATATTGCCAGTGGTTGTGATATTGCTGGTTGAATTGAGAGCACTGATTACATTACCGCTTAAACTCAATCCAGCAGCCAACAAGTTACCACCTGAAATATTGCCCGAAGTTGAGATATTTCCAGTACCAACAATGCCCACCGTGTTAACGTTACCAGTTGAGCTCAGTGTTGAACCAGTGATTGTGGCGCCAGTAATAGCGCCAGTAGAACTGATCAACCCACCAGTCAACAAATTACCACCAGTAATATTGGCGCTGGCGCTGATTATACTGGAAGTGAGTGAATTGGTAACGCTGATATTGTTAGCAGCCAAGTTGCCAGAAGTGCTCAACTGACCTGTGGTATTCAAATTACCGCCAGTGATGTTACCTGTAGCACTGACTTCGCCACCTGTGGTGATGTTTCCACCAGCAATATTAGCCGCTGACGTAATAGTAGATGTGGCTGATATCAATCCAGCAGTTGTGATGTTGCCACCAATTACGTTGGCTGTTGCTGAAAGAGTGGTACCACTGATTACGTTGGCACCACTAATGTTGCCGCCCGACCCTGATGTGCTAATGTTTCCACCAGTGATGTTACCGGTGGCACTAACTTGACCGCCTGTGGTGATATTGCCACCAGCAACATTAGCTGCTGAAGTAATAGTTCCAGTAGAGCTGATCAATCCACCGGTTAAGACATTACCACCAGTGATGTTGCTTGTAGCATTAACTTGGCCAGCAGTTGTGATATTGCCACCAATCACGTTGCCAACGGCTGTTACCAATCCGCCTGTTATCAAATTAGCACCAGTTACATTGCCACCAGCACTTGCAGTTCCACCAGTAGCTAGATTGCCACCAGTTATCGTGGCAGCGGCACTGATCAATCCACCAGTCAAGACATTACCACCAGTAACGTTGCCACTCACACTTAAACTGGTCAACGTACCAACTGTTGTCAAACTTGAGAAAATTACACCTGAATTTAGTGTGTTGCCAGTCAAATTATTTGCATCAACACTGCTGGCTGTAACACCTGTCAACTGACTACCGTTACCAATGAAATAATTGGCACTGACGTTGCCAGTGGTTGTGATGTTAGAAGTAGAGTTTAATGCACTTAGAACATTGCCACTCAAACTCAATCCAGCAGCATTTAGATTTCCACTGGTTACATTACCAGTTGAACTTATCAATCCACCAGTTAGTAAATTACCACCTGTGATATTGCCATTGGCACTGATCAATCCAGTTGTGTATTGTCCAGTGGTAGCAAAAACAACTACGTTGCCAGTTCCACCAATTCCCACAGTGACATTACCACCAGAACTTACTACTGTGACATTTGATGTGCCATTGTTGATGTTGGCTACTGAGGTGATCACACCAGTTAGCAATGCACCATTACCTAAAATATAGTTGCCGGTAACGTTACCAGTAGCACTTACTAGTCCATTTGTTAAAACATTACCGCCAGTGATATTGCCTGTTACCGAAACAAACTGTTTGCTGGCAATGGTTTGGACTGTACCGCCGCCGTCTTTGTAGAACAAATTACCATCAGTGTAATTGATGGCCAACTCGCCCAGTGACAAATTGCCGCTGGCCGGCACAGCATTTGCTGTGCCTGAGCGTTTAATTAGAATTGTATTCGACATTTTATTTTCCTAAATTTTTCAAAACTCGCCACCAGTTACCACCTGAAAATCATTAACAATACGCACCCACGCTGTCCAAGTCCCTGACCAATACGCACGATTCCATTGAATTTTTACGTTTCCATCTTCCACTGTGCCCGGAAAAAATACCTGCTCAATTGCAGTATTTGTACTGTTTGACACTTGCAATAATCCCACAAAAATCTGGCTGTCCAATGGAGTGCCACTGGTTCCTGACCAACTTGTTCTATTTACCGTATACACACCCATTTGCGTTAGCGTGTTCCAATTATTTGAATCGCCACCACGATCAGCCATCACACTGCTCAGTGCCTGTCCATTGCCTATAAAATTACCAGCAACAACATTGCCATTAACTGATAGTACACTTGTGGCAGAATTGAACGTGAATGCATTGGCAGTACCAACAACTCCGTTGTTGTTGAACAACACTTCAGTATTGGCACCTGAGATAGTTAAATTTCCAGTGATATTACCAATGAAATTAGCAGCCGTGACATTGCCTGCAACGCTCATTCCAGTTGTGGTAAAGACTGCTACATTGCTAACATTGTTGACCCCAACAGTAACATTGGAATTGACGCCGCCAATTCTTACATTACTATTGCCATTGTTGATTGAACTGCCACCAGACACTACAATACCTGTTAGTTGACTGCCATTACCAATAAAATAATTGCCGGTTATGTTACCTATTGCACTAATTGCACCAACTGTGTTTATGTCGCCACCGGCACTAACTGAACCGCCAGTTATAACATTAGTGCCAGTGAGATTTCCTCTAACAACTAATGCCGAATTTACATTGCCAGCAATGCTGAGATTGCCTGAAAGATTTAAGTTGGCGCTGGCAATATTACCTGTTACTGAAACTGTAGTTCCTGTGTACGAAGCAGCAATAACGTTGGCACCAGTTATGTTTCCGGCTGCTGATACGGTGCCAGCAGTTCTAACATTGCCGCCGGTGACGTTGGCAGTTGTTATCACCGGACCTGTGAGACTAACTAGATTGCCTGTGTAAGTTGGAAGGTATGCAGCTACATTGGCATTTGAATAATTGGTATTGCCGCCACTGATGCCAGTTAAAAATGCACCATTGCCATAATAATATTGAGCATGAACTTCGTTAAACTGTTTGGCATCACTTCCTAAATCATATACAGAATCTATACTAGGTATAATGCTACTATTTGATTGTACTACTCCAATACCATTTGCACTGAGTACAAGATTTTGATTAGTAATTGTTGTGCTAATAACATTGTCTTTGAGACTTATGGTTGTCCCAGGTATACTGTTACTACCTTGTGGAAATGGCGCACCATTTGCATAATAATAATTGTCTGTGTATAACGCTGTTGTAACAGTATTACCAGATACACTAACGCTGGTAAAAGTTGGCGATCCGCCGTTGGTTACAACTGTTGCATTGTTTACAACTAAATTTCCACCACTGATTGTGACTGGAATTGATTTGAGATATAGTGTATTTGCAACCCAAGCAGTGTTCCATTGATTGCCAACATTGCCCAGACTGTAAACATTACTCGATGGCAGGATATTACTTTGAACATTGTTTAGATCAATATTGCTTGCGCCACCATTTATGCCAGTTAGAAAATATCCGTTGCCAAAGAAAAACTGCCCAGTAACATTACCACTGGAATTTATATTTCCAGTGATAGAAGCGGTGTTGCTTACAAGATACCTTGTGTATGCCGAATCAAAGTATCTAGTGGGACTACCAAGGTCATATACAGAATCAATATTAGGCACTGTGGTGCTGGACAACGCTACATTGCCAACCCCATTACCAGCCAACACAAGATCAAGATTGATTACATCAGTGGTAATTTTATTGTTAGAAATTACTACTTGTGAATTTACCGGACCAGCAGCCCAAACATTGGCAAAATTGTTGTTGACAGCGTTAAATGCATCTCGCAGAGATTCGCCAGTACCGTCATTGGCAACTTGTCCTACGTTTATTATTTGTTGTGGTTCACTCATGCTAAATCTTGATCCTATGGTATATTTACCGGAACTTGGACCTTGCTGAGTTTGTGTTAAACTCCAAATAAACTTTGAAATTCTGCTATGTTCAGACGGGCGTATCGGGGGTGTTTGTTGAATTCTGGCACATCTGCTGTGAATGCGCCATGCACTCTAATGAAGTTTGTGTGTGGATAATCTTTCATTACTTTGAGCAGTTGGCGTTCCCAATTTCCAGTGTAAGTTGGATTTGCAGCACTGCGTTTGTAAAATTCTGAATCAGCATAAACATTGTTGAATCTATCATTGATGCCGGCCATGTCAAATCCTAACAAATAGATGTTTAGATTCTGATCTGCTGCTGAAATGGCAGCTGCCAGGGGTCCAGAACTGTACCCCCAATATTGTTCAGGCACACGGTGTGCGCCTAGACCTTCCAGCGGTTTTCTAGTGTAAAATTTATTTTTTAGTGGATAACCCGAGTGCTGTATTTGCTCACTAATTGGGCGATCAGTAGCAATCAACACATCTGGAGTAAAATCCCTGTACAAAGCATTGCACCCATAGATTGTACCGTGAGTACGCAGGTGTTCCAAATTCACACCCTTACGAGTAACTCCGTTTCCTAATACAAATGCTGTGGTCATAAAAAATCCTCCTTGTAGTTAGCAAGGAGGACGGTGGGATCAAATCTAATTAGCTTGTGACTTTAACCACTTGTGCCAATTGTAGACTGCCGTTTTGTGCATTGGTGCTGTTGATAATCTCTGCACCAGACCATGTAACTGTGCCTTCGTCTGAGAAGAAGTTCACAGGATAGAAGTTTTCACCACTTTGAACGTTGGTACCAGCATTACTGTTGCTGTAATTCTGATAAGTCATGCCATTCCAGTCACGAATCCATTTGTTGGTAATACAACTGGCATACACAGCGGCACTATCGCCTACTGAATATTCAATATTCATTTGTCCGGGGGTTAAAGCACCCACGGCTGCATTTGCCAACACACATTGGCCAACTGGATATGCTGTACCTGTACCTGCTCCAACTGCGGTAGCAGTGAAGATATCACCAACTGCCACATTTGTTCCTGCGCCAACTGCTGCCCAATTTGTGTCACCCACGCTGGCAACACTGTATGCTTGACCAATAATAAAACTTTCATCAGCTGTGGCGCTGGCAACATAAGCTACCAAAAACTTGTGCGCACCCTTCTGACGAATCAAGCGACCAGCACCGCCACCAGTAGATGTGTTATCTGCCAACAAGATATTCACTTGTGGAAGAATGATAGGATAACTTGTTGTTGTAGCAGTGGTACTCAATCCACCAACCACGCCCAAGAAATCGTCAGCACTAAGAGTGTCTGCACTGTTGTACACTGGATCAGTCAATGACCCAAAATTTGGATAACCTTGATCCACTGGCACAGCAGCGGCTGGTTGGTTAACTGTGCCGTTGGCATTGATTGTGATACCTTGTGCGGTACCGTATTTTTGAATTTTTAGAGCTCTTCCCATTTGATTTCTCCTTATAGAAGCCCGATGCGGGTTCCAGCCGCTACGCAGGGGTGAACTGCATAAAACGCCGTATTGCGTTGACAAGTATTTAGCGAAAATGTAAAATGGCCAGGATTGCACCTTAAATATACCCATGGACACAAACACTCTCATCGCTCAAGGCAACGACCTTAGAGCACAACATCGCCCATTGGAAGCTCTCAAATGTTATGCTCAGGCATTCGTTGAAGATCCAGATTTAGCAGCAGCTTGGAACAACTATGGCAATGTCATGAGAGAGTGCGGTCAACCTGCCAGGGCTCTGCCATTTTTACAGCATGCCATTGTGTTAGAACCCACATCAGCCACTGCACAATTTAATCTTGCTGTGGCATTATTGCAGATGGGCAACTATCGAGACGGCTGGCGCCAATACGAGACTCGCTGGAACTACGAACATCTAGCAGGAGCCCTGCCCAAGCACCAGCAGCCACGCTGGACCGGTCAAGATCTCAAAGACAAAACCATACTCGTAGAAGGCGAACAAGGGCATGGTGATAACATTCAGTTTGTGAGATTCATTTACAATCTGCACACAATGGGCGCAAAGATCAAACTCAAAGTTACCGATTCGTTGATTCCGTTGTTTGCCGGAAGTCCTTTGCTGGAAGCTATTGGAAGATATACTGATGATCTTGGAAATTTTGATTACTGGACTCCTATCATGAGTATTCCGGGTATTCTAGGTGTAACATTAGAAAACTTGCCTAGGCCAGTGAACTATCTCAATGCTGACATGGGCAAACAACAAGAGTGGCTGCAACTCCTGGGTCCAAAGAATCGCATGAGGGTAGGCTTTTGCTGGAGTGGTAGAAAAGACAACTGGCTGAACGAACACAAAGGCATGCCATTTCCTGTGATGCTGGATTTGATCAAAACCAATCCAAACTATGAATGGGTGAACTTGCAGATTGATGCCAGTGCAGAAGAAGAAGCTGAACTAGCTGCCGCTGGTGTGAGTAGGTTTCCAGGCACCATACAAAGTTTTGCTGACACTGCGGCTTTGATTATGGCAATGGATGTGGTGATTGGTGTGGATACTGCTGTGTCACATTTGAGTGGTGCGTTAGGCCGGCCCACTTGGATCATGCTCAACTGGTTTGGCACAGACTGGCGATACTTGTTAAATCGTGATGATTGCCCTTGGTATTCTACTGCACGGTTATTTAGACAGCCAGTTCAAGATGACTGGACGTCAGTGACAAAAAAAATTGCCCAATATCTATCGTGGTTTAAAGTTTAAACTGCTCAACGCAAAACTTTTTAAATTCATCACTTGTTAGTCGTTCACGATTGGCAATTACTCTATGTTGACAGCGATGCCAATCTGCCAGTGCATCACCATGTGTGATATAGTCTGTAATGAATTTACATGTAAGTTCATATCGAATACTATCATCTTGTACTAAATCCCATGTACGCCAAGGTACAATGTCTTCAAACATATCAAACCCTGCGTCTTGACAAAATTGTGTAGCACCTGCATGACTTAGCAAGATTGGAATTTGATAACTGGCCAGTGGCTTGCATATTTTTTCAGTTAAGAATCCCAAATTTGGACAGCTCTCAGTTACTATGTTTACAGCACATTCGTGGTGACATATAGGTCCTAAAGTAATATCTGCTTTATAGTTATCATGTTTTTCTGCATCAAATCTTCTAGGCAACAGATGTTCAAATTGTTTAAATTCTTCACGCTTGTGGTTGGGTAGTTGATCCAGTTGGTTGTGTGGATCATTTTTAGGATCCCAAAAAAATGTATATTCAATTTTGTCAAACAAGTTGTGTTTGGCCAATTCAATGAACAACCATATTCTATGCCAAATTGCTCGATGATTCAAACTCATAAATGGTTTGATTTTTTTCTCAAAAGTTGGGAATAGCAAAGCCTGCCCATGTATGTAAGTGCTATGTGAGTACGAATGAAAAAATGCTGGATAAAAAATATAATCAGACTCAGGCTTATAATATTTTTTATAGTGATTTGCTATAATTTTTACAGGACCGTGTTGTTTTAACTCGTCTACTAGTCCTGTGATATGTGGTGACTCTAGCACTTCTGGATTTTGAGATAAGTCATAATAAATTGTTTGCCCATTGTACTCAGGACAAAATTCTGCCCATTTTGAAATTTGTTCACGAGCACTAACAATATGTTCAGTAATTACCAATGAGCGGTCAGGAATCAATGGCCAAAGATATTGTCTAGTATTATATGTGTCAGTTTGTTTGGTTAAAAATATAGGAGGCATAAAAATACTTAGTCAACAAAAAACCTGCCAAAGCAGGTTCTTTGCCTTCCCATCCCTGGGTTGGTTCTCTGATTAGGAGAATGACAAGTTAGATACTGCAATTTCTCCAACATAGTCGCCGGCGTTACCGAACGAACTTGCAGTGTTGGTCAACTCAATGTAACCATAACGTGTCATGAATGACACTACTGGTTCAAAGGTTGTTGGATCCAACACAACACCACTGCTCATCAACGGAATGTATGGGCAGTAGAATGCAGGAGCATCAGCTTCTGAAGAGCCTTTGTAGCCAACCAGAACTGGTGTGGTGTCAGCAGCATAGCTGTCAACAAACACACGCATAGAACCATTCAGTGTACCAACAAACTTGGTGTTTGTGGGTGCTTCGAAGGTACCTTCTGTGGTACGAGCAAAAGCTGAAGTTGTTGCACTTTGCAACACTGTCAGAGCAGCTGAACTCACAACAGCGTAGTTACCAGCGCCACGACGAGTACGTTGGGCGATCAAGTTAGCAACACGGTTGATCAAAACAGCCAATGCGGCATGTTCGTCACCAACGAATGTAGCTGTACCTGAAACGGTAGCTTGGTTGTATGTGAACTCAGTAGATGCCAATGAGCGCAAGCTCAAAAGAATCTCTTGGTCAATTTCAGCGGTAATCTCTTGTGCTAGAGCAGCCATGATTTCTGCTTCAACGTCAATACCATGCATGGCTTGTGCGTCTTGTGCAGATTCAAAAGTCCAGCGAGCTTGCAGCTTGCGGGTCTTGGCTTCAACAGCTTGTTTCAAGATTTGAACGCTGATTTGCTTGCCGCCAGTACCTTCTAAAGTAGCTGTATTACCACCAGTGTAAGCATTGGTGCTAGTAGTACCTTGAGGAACTGTAGAGTATGCAGTAGCAATTGTAAAGGGTGACAATGCTTCTTGGCCAGCTGTAACAGACGTTGCAGCAGCAGAAGTATCAGTCAAACTTTGTGCGTAACGAACACGCAGAGTGTGGATCTGACCAACAGGGCCGGTCATTGGCTGAACACCAACCAACTCGTTAGCAATAACAGTTGGCATCACACGACGGATAACTGGCAGAATCACACGGTTAAGTGTGGCAATGTTGCCAGAAGAGGTTGATCCAGCACTTGCGTTCTCTTTCAAGTAACGCTTGGTGTTTTCCAGGATAACACTCATTGAATTGCGCTTGGTGCCGTTTAGACCTTCAAGCAGAGCTTCTTTAGTCTCGCTCCAGCGACTTTCTAAAAGTTCTTGTGACATTTAAGTCTCCTAAATTTTTATTATTACAGTCCAGCCAGTCTCTTGAGGTCAATCACATTGCTGCGATCTTCATCAGACTCTGACTTTTGTGGAACTGTCTTATCACCGGTAACTGCGGATACTTGCTCAGAGATCACCTTGCGGGCTTTTACTGATCGGTCTTCCAACACTGCTGGTAGATACTTTTCAAAAGCATTTTTCAAACGGTTAGTTTGAACGCTTTCAAGCAAATTACGCATGACTTCTTGTTTTTCCTTATTCAAGGGACGTAACAGTTCATCCATTGTGCTGTCACGCTCATTGGATTCTTTAATCATACGCAGTTCGCGCTCTTTATTCTCAACCAAGACTTTGGCTTTCTCGGTGAGACGAATTGCCTCAGACAATTTCTTGTCTTTGTGCGCAATTGTATTGTGCAACTTACGAACTTCGGCTTTCTCATTCAAGTGAGTAGCACCAAATTCAGTAGCATACGCTTCGAAGATACGACGACCAAAATTGTTCTCGCGAGCAATCTTGATGTCTTCTTGCAATTGGTTCAGTTCAGCCTTCAAGTGACGGCTAACAGCAGAACTCATTTTTTGTGCAGATTCTTTTACAAATCGCACTTTGAGTCCTTCTAGCTTTTCACGAGCCTCACGCACCAGACGCACTTTTGTCTCTACGACATCACGCTTGTCTTTTGCGAATTCTGTGATTTCTCTAGCTAGAGCCTGCACCACGAAGTTTTCAAGTTTTGCAACTCCTTCGGTGTGCATTTTACGGTCTTTACGCAGTTCAGAAATTTCTTCAGAAAGTTTGGTTACCAAAAAGCTGTTAAACTTAGTAGCTGACTCTTTCATCTTGTGTTGAAACTTCACACGGTCTTCGGCCAAGTTGCGCTTTTCAGCAGCAATATTAGCTAATTCTCCTGCGAGACCTTCTGTTACCATCTTATCTAGGGCTTCTACCATCACTGACTTGTCGTGCTCATAGCGTTGTGCAAACTCCTCACGAAGTTCAGCACGAACCATCTCACGAGCTTCTGTCAGTTTAGATTCCCAAGCTTCGTTGAGTTCCTTACTGACATCTTCGTTGATTAATCCGCTATCTAGCAATGGTTTAATAGCATCAAACATGCCTCATTCTCCTTAGATTTTAAGTTCTCGGATAAGGCGTTTAACCTCACCTGCGAGATACTTCTTCACTTTGTCGTCCTGGCCAGACTCTCTAGCCATCTCTAAGATCTTATGACCGTTTCTCATGTTCATGAGACCTTCATAGATTGCTGTAGGATACGCATTAGGAGCACTGGGTTGGGCAACCACATCTATAGTGACGATTTCAAAGTCACTTACATGTCCTGTTCTGTCATCAACATTACCTGATCCACGACTGCTAACACCCAGCTTCACGCCTGATGTCAACAGTGTCTTTATCAATTCACCCATTGGGGTTGGCAGAATTTTCAACTTGCCGCAACCA